AGCGCTTGGTGGAACAAGTTTTGGAGGCTTCCTTGGAATTCCTGAAGGTAGAACAGGTGGAGTTTTTTCTCAAGGAAGAAAAATGCCTGGGTACGCTACAGGAGGGGTTGCAAAAGGGCCAAGAGCAGGCTATCCTGCAATATTACATGGTACAGAAGCTGTAGTTCCTCTCCCGGATGGAAAATCTATTCCTGTTCAAATGAACGGAGCAAATCAGCAAAACAATGTTACTGTAAATGTAGCAATTGACAATCAAGGAAATGCTTCTACAAATGTAGACCAGAGCGGTCAGGGAGCAGATATTGGAAGAGCAGTTGCACGAGCAGTACAACTAGAACTTCAAAATCAAAAACGATCCGGCGGAATACTTAGCCCCTATGGAGCAGCATAATGGCACTTGGATTTACAACAGATGGAGGAAGCACTTATATTTTACCAGATAAAGGGCTTACTCGTACATCTACGCCACGAGTATTAGTTGCTCGTTTTGGCGACGGGTACGAACAACGTATAGCAAATGGAATTAATTCAATAGACGAAAGTTTTAATGTTACTTTCAATAATCGAACAAAGGAAGAGATAGATGATATTACATCTTATCTTGGTTCTTTAAACGGAACAACTGCATTTACTTATACGATTCCAGATAGTAATCAAACTTCTAATGTATCTCCTGATACTGCAGGGGAAAGAAGATTAAAAGTAGTTTGTGATACTTTTACACAAAATTATTCTTATGGCGATTTTTATTCTGCATCAGCAACTTTTAGAAGAGTATACGAAGCATGAGCGAACTAATCAGTTCAGTACAACTTCAAGACCCAGGAAGTGAATTAGTAGAGCTATACGAACTTGTAGTTGGTAGCTCTACTTTATATTTTCATTCGGGACTTGAAGAAGATTTAACAACTGTTCAATTTCGAGATAGAACAAGTCCGTATACAGTTAGAACTTATACAGCTTTTCCTATTGAAATGGACGGAGTAGAAATGTCTGCGGATGGAGCAATAAATCGCCCTACTCTTACCGTTGCAAATGTAACAAATGTATTTTCTTCCGCAATCGGAAATGTAAGACCAGAAGATTTAGTTGGAGAACGACTAACAAAAAGAACAACTCTTAAAAAGTATTTATATGGAGAAAGCGGAGATGCTTCCCCTCCCGTAGAGTTTCCTATAAAGAAATTTATAATAGATAGAATTTCTGGAGAAAATAATATATCAGTTACTTATGAGCTTGCAGCACCTTTTGATCTTTCTGGGATTAAAATACCAAATCGTCAAGTAATTGGAAAGTATTGTTCTTGGCAATATCAAGGGTATTCACTCAGCGAAAAAGGCGGATGTATTTGGAACAAGAATAGTTTAGTGTCTTATGCAGATGGAAGCGGAGGAGTAAATACTCATAAAGCCTACTTTACAGAAAACAACAAACCCATAGTTCCTTCAGGAAGTGCAAATATGGGTTCTTGGGGGTCTGCTGGAACAGACTACTTTGAGTACTCAGCGTATAATGCTTCTACAGCATACTCTGTAGGAAATTATGTAGAATATAACGATGGAACACAAACAACTGTATGGAAATGTATTATTGCAGGAACAGGAAATACACCGTCTACAAGCTCTAATTATTGGGAAAAAGGCGACGTATGTGGCAAGGCATTAGACTCTTGTAAATGTAGGTTTCAATATGTTCCCTACAGTGCTGCCAGCGCAAACCAAGTTCCAACTACAAATAAAGACACAGCAAAACCCTTGCCCTTTGGAGCCTTTATAGGCAGCAAGAAGTTTAGATGATAGAAGAAATTAAAGAACACTTTAGCAATGAATATCCAAAAGAGGCCTGTGGCGTAATTGGAATAGTAAAAGGAAAGAAACAATATTTTCCCTGTAAGAATTTAGCAGCAGAAGACGAAGATTTTATTCTTGATCCAAATGATTATATTTCTGTAAAAAGAAAAGCTGATATATTCGCTATAGTTCACGACCATGTTGAGTATACAAACGAAGCTAGTGAGAACGATAAGAAATATTGTAATTCTTTAGGAGTGCCATATTACATATTTAGCTATCCCAGTATGGAGTTAAATATACTTGAACCAGAAGTAAAAGTAAATGCTTTAATTGGAAGAGAGTATGAGTTTGGAAAATTTGATTGTTTAGAAGCGTGTCGTGATTATTATAATAAAGAACTAGATATACAGTTGCCTAAAAGGTTACTTCCATACGTAGATGACTGGTGGAAACTCGGGCACAACTATTTTACAGATGAGCATATACAAGAATGGGGATTTAAAAAAGTATACGATTTAGTTCCCAATGATTTACTTATATTTACAATGGGTTCTTCAGTAGGAAATCATTGTGGAATTTATTTAGGAAACGATATATTTTTTCATCATGCAGTGAATCGACTTTCATGCAGAGAAAACTTGTACCCTCTTTGGAAAAGGTACTTAACTGGAATATACAGATATGAAACGTAATATTTATCTCGAAGGAGAAATTGGACTAAAATTTGGAAGAAAGCACTCTTTTCATGGAGAGAGTGTTCGAGATGCTTTACGTCTTATTCAAGCAAATAATCCAGAATTAAGAAAGTATCTTATAGCTTGTGCAGAAGCAGATATAGGCTTTCATATTGAAGTAGGCAGTAATGAAGTTGAAACTCCTTTAGAATGTTTACTTCCTTTACGAGAAGGTGATGTAGTAATTACTCCAGTTGCTGCTGGCTCTAAGTCTGGGGGAGCAAAAATTCTCACTGCAGTAGCAATTGCAGCCTTAATGTTTGCTATGCCAGGTAGTATAGGCGCTTTAATGAGCGGAACAGCTTTTGGAGCAACTGCAGGTTCAACTGCTGCTGGTTTACAGTCAATAGCTGCATTTACAGCCGCAAGCCTTGCTATAAATCTTGCTCTCACAGGTATTCAGCAGCTTATGGCCCCTGATCCTTCTGTAGACGAAGAAGATGAAGGCTACCTATTTAACGGGTCTCAACGAAACATTGTAGAAGGTATGCCCATACCTCTTCTTTATGGAGAGCTACGCGTTCCAGGACATCCAGTTTCTTTTGAAATAGTGGGAGAAAATACAAGAGTAAGTTCTTCTATAGAAGAAATGGATGAGTTAGGTAATGTAGTTGTTACAGGGGTTTATGAAGAGCCTGTTGTAACTTCTAAACTCGCAGGTATGCCTAAGAGTGATGGAGCGATGAACGCAATAATTACAGGAGGTGGCCCTACTTCTCCTGCAAACTCCCCCATAAATTTTGGAGAAGTCGAGCAGCGTCCTTCTAACTTTCAAGAAGCTGTATTTACTGATATTATCTCTGAAGGCCCTATTTATGGATTAGTAGATGGGGGAGAATCTGTATTCTTAAATGACGATCCAAGTCAGCTAACAAAACAAGCATTTATACAGGCATCAAAGACTCCTGTTACTTTTTCATTTACAAATGGAAGCACTTCAGTAACGATAAATAAGAATAATTACACAAAACCAATTCAAGCAGATACAGATAATGGAAGTAAACATATTGTAGTAAGAGCTTTAGATACTGAAAGCGCAACTGTAGCACTTTCAAGTCTATCAAATACTAAATCTGTAACTATTACAGCGAGTAATGCATTTTTTGCTTCTAGTTATGTATACAATCCAAATGATCCAAGTATTGTTCCTGTAATTCGTCTACTTGATTCAAACTCTACGACTGTTTTTCAAGGGTATGTACAAACTTTTACTTCTAGCACTGTAGCTGTATGTACTCCTTTTTCCGGGTCAGACTTAAATCCGGCATTAACAAGTGGAAGCTATACGGTTGTTTTAGATGGTAAACTTCAAGTTGCTTCTGTAGCTGCAAACGAAACATCTTTAACACTTTCATCTAACTTTCTCGGAACTACTGGAACCTACAAGTGTGACTTTGTAAGTACAGACTATGGCAAGACTTCTTTAGAAGATTCACTATCTCAAGGCTCTAAATACGATAGCTTTGCCGTGCAATTTCGCACAGGACAACTTACTCAACCTTCATTTACAGAATTTGGAAATACCGGGCCCGGCTCAGTAGCAATAACAAACACTCCTTCAAATACAAGTATAGATCGTACCTGTACAACTTACACTGATACTGTTTGTTCAGTAGAAGATAGCTCAAATGCCACAAGAGAGTATACAACAGGAGCTGCAGGATTCAATTTGACTCAGGCACAGATAGAGCAGGCAGATCAAATACGAGTTACTTTCTCGTATCCACAACTTTGGAATAGAAATGAAAAAGGCGAACAGGGTGAAGCCACTGCAAGATATACAGCTGAAATAGCTGTAGAACAAAATGGATCTTTTGGAGGCTATCAAGAAATAACAGATACTTGGGAACACGAAGCAAGGTCTAATGCTCCTCAAGTTTTTAGTCATGTTATAGATCTAAAAAAGTATCAACCTTTTACAGATTTTAAATTAAAGATTACTCGAACAACTTACAGTAATCTTGCTTATAACAAAGGAATGAATACTTGGAATCAAAATTACACTACTCAATCTGTAGGTACTATTAGTTCATTAAGCACAATTATAAAGGAAAATCTTACTTATCCTTTGACAGCGATGGCAAAGATACGACTAAACTCTAGAGATTTTCAACAACTTCCTACTCGTACTTATCACTGTAAGGGATTAAAAGTAAAAGTACCTTCCAACTATGTTACAAGAGAAGAAAGTACAGAAACAGATAATGCGCCATCTTATAAAAGAAATGTAAGTAATGGTTCTATAGAAAGCACATATCAAGACTGGGATGGAAACTTTCGTGCAGATAAAGTTTATACGAATAATCCTGCTTGGATTTTTTACGATATTCTTACTAATAATCGTTACGGGTTAGGAGATTGGTTAGCAGAAACCGATATAGATAAGTACGCACTTTATAGAATTGCTAGATATTGTGACGAAATGGTAGATGATGGAAATGGAGCTACAGAACCTCGATTTACTACCAATGTATATCTTACAAAAGCAACTGACGCCTATAAAGTTGTAAAAGACTTAGCTTCTATCTTTAGAAGCATGATCTATTGGCTTGATGGAGAGATCTACACTGTTATAGATCAGCCAGGAGATCCTGTATATAACTTTTCAAAAGCAAATGTTATAGACGGTGCTTTTTCTTATGAAACTACGGGTAGCAAGACTCGTGCAAATCAAATAATTGTAACTTGGAATAATCCAGAAGCAAACTATAAACTTGAAAATCTTATAGTAGAAGATCGTCAAAATATAATAAAAACGGGCCGACTTATTTCTGAAAATGCAACAGCTTATGGGGCAACTTCAGAAGGCCAAGCTCTTCGTTACGGTCGATGGAAGTTATGGACTGCGGTAAATCAAACTGAAATCGTTAGCTTTAAGACTGCAATCAATGCGGCTTTTCTTGCGCCCGGAGATATAATCAATGTACAAGACTCTGATAGACATCCGGGCAATCTAAAATATAGCGGACGAGTAAGTAATACAGGAACACCTACAACTACTTCTATACCTTTAGATAGAAGTATAACTCTTAATTCTGGATCTACATATGAACTGACTGTTGGTTTTACAGACTCTGTAGCTACTCTCGCACAGGACTCTGCAACAATAGGAAGTACTTCTTATAGTAGAGGTGATATTATTGATATATCTACTATTGATACTGATCCAGAGGCTTCAAATATTGTTGATGACAGTGGAA